ATCGCGGGAGTTATCGATGGCGATGCCGTTGATCCGGTCCTGAGCGACCAGCCGGATCTCGTCGGAGAAACGCTGGCGCAGGGCGGCGTTGTACTCCGCGTCGGCAATGGAAAGGCTGTTGGGCCGGAGCTGTGGCGCGATCAGGTTGCCCTGGGCATCCCGGGCAAACGGCGTGGCCGCTGCTTCGAGCATCCCCTTGGTCTGCGACTGAGCCCGGGCAGTCGGGCGCAGGCTGGACGAGAGCGTGTCGCTGACGCCAGCCAGGGCGTTGCCGATGCCCTGAGTCTCATTGACGCCCGTATCCGTGATCCGGATCTGCTGCGCGATCGCCCTGCGCTGGAGTGTAGGAAGCTCAGCCATTATGGATTCTGCGCGTAGTCAACGTAGCCCTGTATGCCAAACTGGAGGGCGCGGCCCATCCCGCTCCAGAACATCGCATCGCTGCGGCCTTTCAGCGCGTCAGCTTGCAGATCCACGGATCGGTTCAGGTTGTATTCGTTCATGCGGATGGTCCGGGCATCGTCGCTGGCCCGGGACAAAGTTTCATCGAGGATCGCCTGGAAGCTGGGACTGTCGGTGCCCAATCCGCGGGATGCCATCATGACGATCTGCCCATCCAGGGTGGCCTCCAGCGTCCGGTTGAGCTCGGTCAGATCGGACACGGCCTGATAGGCTGCCACCTGTTTCTGCTGCATGAGTTGCTTGCGCGCATCCTTGGCCGCATCCCTGGCGCCAAAGGCGCTCATGACGCTGCCCGCCGCCCCGATGCCGGCGCTGATTGCCAATACGGTTCCGAGTGTCATCAGTAATCAAGCTCCGTGGTGATCGCTGCGATCTCACAGGCCAGTGGCACGAAACTGCCAAGCTGGATCTGGATGTCGTTGGAATAGCCCAGCACCCAGCGCCGCTCCTGGCCATTGATCGGGATGGGCGGCAGGGTCGGGGACAGCTGGGCCGCAGTGAAACTCTGGCCCTGGACCGTCAGCGAATAGGTCTCCACCATCTGCGGGGCGAAGCTGACCAGCCCCTTCGGGATCATCCGCGTGTGGCCGTCCCGGGCGATGACGTTCAGCGGCACCATCGTTGCGCTGGAATTGTAGGCGTAGCCTACCGTGATCTTTTTCCAGATCGGGGAGAACAGATCCAGCGTCGTGCCTGAGACAGGATACTGGCCCAGGTAGTAGCAGGGGATGTCTTCGTTCTCGTCCCAGCCCACCACATCCACGTCCTTGTTGGCGTAGTCCGCATGGACGGTGAACAGGTTGGTGGGCGTGCCGCTGGTGTAGGTGCGACCCTCGTCCAGCAGTGCGACATCCTTGTACTCAGGCACGATGCGATCGATGAAACGCCAGCTTCCTTCCTGGGTGATGAAGTAGATGTCGGAGTCGGTGACCGTGGCCCACAGGAACACGGGGTCGCTGGGGTCAGGATCCTTCACGGAGCCTTTGGCCGGTGTCATGGTGGAATAAGCCATGCGATCATCAGGGAAGATCGTGGCCTGGACGATTTGGCGCGTGCCGTTGATGAGATAGAAGTTCTGCTCGCCACGTTCGGAGCGCCCACCGAAGAACGCACCGCGTACCGGCGAATCGATCAGCGAGCTGGCCCATGCGCTGATGATGGGGCTGACGTAGTTCTCGCGGATCCGGGCATCGTAGTAGAAACGGCGCAGCACCTGGCCCTGTTGCTGGGCATACACGGGATCGCCCGCCATCAGGAAAGGTTTCATCGACTTGCGAGAGCCGTAGTTGGTAGCCAGTCGGGGAGCGAACGAGCCCGGCGTGATGGGCTGCGTCGGGGTTTCCGGCACCCAATACTCGGCAGAGTCGGTGAAGATGCACAGGTGCTGCGCGCTAATCAGGTGGTGGATCCGGCTGACGCCACCCTTGATGATGGGGTACTGGACCGAATCATCCGCGGATCCGGTGCCCACATCGAAGTTGAAGAAGTCCAGCGCCTTCGAGGACCAGACAAAGTTCGGCAGCTCGGTCGTCGCCGCGAACCACAGGCGGCCGCCATGGAACGCTACCGCACCGGGGCCGCCTCTGGCCACGGACCATGCCGGCTCATCCCAGTCCAGGCTGGCCGATGGCGCCACATTGCTGTCTTTCCACTGGATGTAGAACCGCTTGGACGGATCCTGAAGGGACTCCAGTTCTTCCGACTGCTCAGGATTCGGCAGATCGCCAGGCGGGTTGCTGGTCGGCGCCTTGAACACGCCCTGCTCGATCTCGATGTCCACGGAGTTGTTGGCCCCGGTGTCTTTGGCCGTGACCCAGCCGGTCGCGCCGGTCTGCGCGCCCCGCACGTATTCGCCCACAGCAAACTGGTCCGCAGCCGTGGGGATGCCCTGGGTCAGATACAGTCTGACATCCCGGGTGAACGGCTCCAGCGTCACGATGTCCGCCTGATTGGTGGGCGGATTGGGCGTCGCGGTGATGCGGAAATGCTGGCCACGCCAGCGCCAGACTTTCTGCAGGGCAGGCGTGTCGAACAAATCGTAGTCCGTCAGCACGCCATTGACGTTGATATAGGCGTTCATGAACCCGCTGCCATCCCATACGGAAGGCTTCAGGTAAACATGGAGCGTGTCCTGAAACTTGTACCAGGGTTTCTGGTAGAGCTCGAAACCGTTGGCCGGCGAGCCGGCCCGGTCCGTAAACTCGAACAGGGGCAAGCTCCATGAGCTTCCGTCCCTGCGTATCACCTTTGGCTCGCCCCAGGAAGGGTGAGTCATGATGGCGGTATCAAGAAGCTGGTCGTAATCCAGCTCCGCGATGGTGGTTGCCGTGATCCATCCCAGGCCGTTGAACTTGGCCACTTCGGCCATGGACGTGTCGCGGATGCGGATCAGTCCGCCCTCGGCGGTATCGAACTCCACCAGCCAAGTGTTGTCCTCGTCGAAGCGGAAGGTCTCGATGCGGATGCCGACGTCCGTGGAGACTTGGGGCCCCAGCGTCGCGGTCAGCCTTTCGATGGGCCGGCGCTTGCGCAGCGATCCGGCATAGCTGATCTCGAAGTTATCGCACTGGCTCAGGGAGTTGCGATACGACTCCAGATCTTCACGCGAACGGTACTCAGGGTCAACGAACCCGGCATCGAACCCGGTTGTGAACTCGCGGGACTTGCCCATTCGTCGGCCCTCATTGCCTTACTGCGATCAGGCGCGTCGTTTCCATGTGATCGGGCGTGCTTTCCTGCCCGACAGAGAACTTGGCCTGCCGCCACTGGATCGTCGCCTGACGGTACAGATCGTTGGCCGTGTTGTCGTCACGCTTGACTGCGCGTGCCAGGATGCTTGCCAGTCTCAGCACCACGTATTCGACGAAAGTCGGATGCCACAAGGACTCGTCGGCCCGGTAGGTATAGACCGCCTCGACCGTGCTGTCCGGACCCGCCATGCAGGAGACCACCAGCCCGGCCAGGTCGTAGTAAACCTCGCGGCGCCCATCAATCCTCAGCATGTGCAGCTTCATGCACTCGTCGGGGAGCTGGTAGCTCCGCTCGAACGGGTAGGGCGGGTTGGCCCCGGCCAGCGGCGAACCAAGATCCGCCGTCTTTCTCGCAAAGCGCCAGGCGTATTTCGCCAGCGCGTCGTCTACCACCGCGTCGTAGTTGTCCTCGAGGACTTTGGCGGACGCGGTGTTGTCCTGAAAAGAAGAGACCGGCTCGAGGCCAACACGGGTGCTGGCCCGCGAGCCGATCTTGACGTCACTGATCGCCTCGGAAGGCATCAGGCATTGGCATCCGCCAGCGCACCGGTACTCTGCAGCAGCAGAGCCTGCACGCCGTCAGTTGCCGAGACCAGGAAGATGTCTCCCTGTTTCGCGTAGGTCAGCCGGTCCGTATCGGCCGCGGCAGTCGCTGCCTTGGTCGCACTGGACACAGCCATCCACACGGTCTGCGTTGCCGTATAGCCGAGAGGCGTCACTTCACTTCTGGTAAAACCTGCCATGACTCAGCTCCTTAGCTCTCGGTGCACTTGATGTTCCAGAGGCCCGCCGCGTCGATCTGACACGCGCCGGTCGCCATGGAACCCACGAACAGGTGGCCCTGGTTCTTGCCCTGCCAGGTGATGTCCAGACTGATGTCAGCCTGACTGGCGTGGCCTACCGCGCTCGAGTGGTAGGCGAAGCAGGAACGGACGTTGCCGGCCTTCGGCAACCCGGAGAAGGGCATGACGATGAAGCTGAACCACCGCTTCGCCGCGTAGCCGATCATCGGATAGGGAAGCTCGTCGCCGCCGATGTAGTCCGCGTTGGAAAACTGGCTGATGTTCATCAGGTCAGTCCACTGCTGCGGGCCCACGATCAGATAGCGCTGGCCGTCGTCCGGCACGTCGGCATTGCCCATGGCCTCGAACACCGTCTCACACTTCGGCAGCGTCATGCCTCCCGTGTCAACGGTCTCGTTGCCGGAAGCCACGGTTGCCGCGGTCATGACATTGGTGATGAGCTCGTCGTCCTTCCGGCCCAGGGCGGCAGCGAGGGAAGTCGCCACGGCCTGACGCTCATTGTGGTTGATCTTCAGCTCGTCCAGCTTGTCAACCAGCTCGGCCGAATACCAGTCCTGCAAGGTGCAGGGGACCGGCGTGTGGTCGATGTTGTTGAGGCTGACTTCGCCATTGCGCGCCTTCTGCGACGCGGTGGCTTTGCCGATGGTCTGGAAGGTC